GATGAATTATTTAGAGCTAGATTTAGTGCTAACAATGAGAGAAGTATTGGTCTAGGTACTATGGGTTTTCACGCTTACTTACAATCACAAAATATTCCGTTTGAATCTGCGTTAGCTAAATCAAAAAACTTACAAATGTTTAAAAAAATTAAAGAAGAAGCTGTAGCTGAATCAAAAAGGTTAGCAGTTAAGAGAGGTGAAGCTCCTGATATGGAAGGTACTGGTATGCGTAATGCACATTTATTAGCTATCGCACCTAACGCTTCGTCATCTATTATTTGTGGCACAACTTCACCATCAATAGAACCTTACAGAGCTAATGCTTATGTTCAGAAAACAATGTCAGGTTCATTTTTAGTTAAGAATAAATTTTTAGAAAAACTATTAGAAAAGAAAGGAATAAATAATGATGATATATGGTCGTCCATTGTCGCTCAGAGAGGCTCGGTCTTGCATCTCAAAGAGTTATCAGACTATGAAAAAGATATTTTTAAAACTGCTATTGAGATAAATCAACAGTGGATTATTGAACACGCCGCAGATAGACAACAGTTTATTTGTCAAGGACAGAGTTTAAATGTATTCGTTCCTGCTGATGTAGATATAAAAGAACTACACGATATACATATGTTAGCTTGGAAACGTAAATTAAAAACTCTTTACTACTGTCGTTCTGAAGCAATTAAAAGAGCAGAGTTAGTATCACAAAAAATCAAAAGAGAGATTCTTCCTGATGCAGATTGTTTATCGTGTGAGGGGTAATGGAAGAGAATAAGAAAATACCTGATGTTATACAAGTAGAATATACGGATAATAAAAAAGTAATATATGTTAATAAAGAAAAGCAAACAGTATTATGGACTATTTATCATACAATTTTAGCATTAGAATTAGGTGCAATAGTTATTATAGAAGGGATTGAATTATTAACACGATGAGTTTATTTACAGAAAGAAATTATTACAAACCATTTGATTACGAATGGGCGTTTGAAGCCTATGGTACTATGCAAAAAATGCACTGGCTTCCTAGTGAAGTGCCCTTACACGAAGACATAAGAGATTGGAATGAACGATTAACAAAAGAAGAGAAAAATTTAATAAATCAAATATTAAAATTCTTTACTCAAGGTGATGTAGATATAGCTAAAGCATATTTAGATAAGTATATTCCTAAATTTAAACCACCTGAAGTTAGAATGATGTTGTCTTCTTTTGCTACCAGTGAAGCTAATCACGCTCACGCTTATTCATTACTTAATGATACTCTTGGTGAACCATCACTATTAGATTTTAAAGCCTTTCAAGAATATAAAGAAATGGCTGATAAACATACTTATTTATTTAAAGATAAAGGAGAAGGAGTAGAAGGTTTGGTTAGAGACATAGCTTGTTTCTCTGCATTTGGTGAGGGCTTACAGTTATTTGCTTCATTTGTTATGCTACTTAACTTTCAAAGATATGGAAGAATGAAAGGTATGTGTCAGATAGTAACTTGGAGTATTAGAGATGAGACACACCACGTTGAGAGTATGATAAAATTATTTAAAACATTAATTAAAGAGAACCCTAAAATATGGAAAGATAAATTTAAGAAAACTATCTATCAAACAGCTAGAGATATGGTGGAATTAGAAGATAAATTCATTGATTTAGCTTTTGAAATGGGTGGTATAAGAGGACTTACTTCTGATGAAGTTAAGAAATATATAAGATATATAGCGGATAGAAGACTGCTTCAGCTATCATTAAAACCTAATTATGGTGTCAAAGATAACCCTTTAGGGTGGTTAGATTGGGTATTAAATGGAGTTGAACACGCTAATTTCTTTGAGAACCGAGCAACTGAATATAACAAAGGAGCTACAACGGGTACGTTATGGAACTAAAGTGCCCTTTTTAGAAGAATAATATGGACGAAAATGAAGATTTAGTTTTACCTCACAAGTCAGAAGACTTGGTAAAGCTATTGAATAAACTATATCCTGAGAAGTCACCTAATTTAAAAGATGATACTAAGACTATCTATTTTAAAGCAGGTCAAAGGGACGTAGTACGATTCATTAATACATTACAAGAGAGGATAAAATAATACTATGTGTATGTCAGCACCAAAAGTACAAGCCGCACCTATTCAACAAGCACCCCGTCAAGTGGTGTCTCAAGCGGTGGAAGCAGTGGACAGACCTATTGAATTAGTAACAGCCGATAAAGATATTAAGAAGAAAAAGAAATTAGCTTCTAAAAGAGGCACATCAGCTTTACAAACTGGAATGAACACTGCAACAGGTAGTTCACAATCAGGCGTATCTTATACAGCTTAATAAGGATATAAATGGCAACTAAAAAGAGCAACGAAACAATGCTACAGGTTAATCCTACAGCAAAAGAACGATATTTAAAACTAAAAGATAAGAGAGAAAAATTTGTAGACAGAGCTCAAGAATGTAGCGAATTAACAATCTCTTCTTTAATACCCACAGATGGTTTCAATTCTTCTACAAAATTATACAACCCCTTCCAATCGGTAGGAGCGAGAGGCGTAAACAATTTAGCCTCTAAGCTACTTCTTTTATTACTACCACCCAATTCCCCCTTTTTTAGACTAGCAGTAAGTGGCAAAACAAAAGAAGAACTTGAACAAAATAAAGAATTAAAAACTGAAATAGAAAAATCTCTAGCAAATATTGAAAGAGAAGTTTCTAAAAAGATTGAACAATTAGCTTTAAGAGTTAGTGTATTTGAAGCTCTTAAACATTTAATAGTATCAGGAAATGTATTAACTTATCTTCCTAAAGCTGGAACTATGAGAGTATTTCCTCTTACTCATTATGTATGTAATAGAGATGCTTCAGGAAATGTATTAGAAATAGTTATTAAAGAAAGTATTAGTCCATTAAGTCTTCCTCTTGAAGTGATGGAGAAAGTAGTAAGTGACCCTGAGTATAAAAAAGATGAAGATATAGAATTATATACACATATTTACAGATTAGAAAATAATAAATTTTATATTTGTCAAGAAGTAAATGGAATTAAAATTCCTGAATCAGTAGGAAATTTTACTAAAGACCAAATGCCTTACGCCGCTTTAAGAATGGTTAGAGTTGATGGTGAAGATTATGGTAGAGGATATGTTGAAGAATTTTTAGGAGATTTAAAATCATTAGAAGGATTATCAAGAGCACTTGTTGAAAGTGCGGCGGCTTCTTCTAAAATAGTATTTATGGTTAAACCTAATTCTGTAACAAAGAAAAGAGATTTAGCTCTTACTAGAAATGGTGATATTATTACTGGTTCTGAAGATGATGTCTCTGTATTACAGGCACAAAAACAATATGATTTACAAGTAGTTGAAAGAAGTATTGCTAAATTAGAAGAGCGTATGTCTTATGCCTTCTTATTACATACTGCAATACAAAGAGATGCTGAAAGAGTAACAGCTCAAGAAATTAGATATATGGCAGAACAATTAGAAACAGCTATGGGTGGAGTATATTCATTATTATCACAAGAGTTTCAATTACCATTAGTTAAAATACTAATGAAACGTATGCAAGAAGCAAAAGAAATTCCACCATTACCTAAAGATTCAGTTACACCTACAATTATTACAGGTATTGAAGCATTAGGTAGAGGAAATGATTTACAAAAATTAAGAGAATTTGTGGCTGAGATAGTTAATCTAGCTCAGGTTAATCCACAAGTAGTTCAATCGTTAAATTCTTCGGATTTAATTAAACGTATCGCTACCAGTTTAGGTATAGAGATGGAAGGTTTAATTAAGACTGAGGAAGAATTAGCGGCTGAACAAGAAGCTATGCAACAGCAACAACAACAACAGCAGATGATGCAAATGGCTGAGAAAGCCGTTGCTCCCGTTGCAGGTAATATGACGAAACCACAATAATTAGGAGAAAAAATTTATGGTAGATAAAGTGGAAATAACAAGTCCCGAAACTACTACGGATAAACCAGTGGAAGAGACGAAGCCTACACAAAGTAAACCTGAAGGTTTGCCTGAAAAATTCAACTCAGTTGATGAATTAGTCAAATCGTATTCAGAATTAGAAAAAAAACTTGGTGAGCAATCTCAACCTACTGAAAAATCAGTAGACCCAGTTTCTAAGGCAGAAGTAAAAGAACAACCTAAATCTGATTTAGATATAGCTACAAAGGCTGTAGATAGTGCAGGTTTAAATATGGATTCTTTAGCTGAAGAGTATGCTAAAGATGGTAAACTTGCTGATGGTTCTTATAAATCATTAGAAAAAGCAGGGATTCCAAAAGAATATGTGGACAGATTTATTGCAGGACAACAAGCAATAGCTGACCAACAATCAGCAACAGTTAAAAACTTAGTTGGTGGCACAGAGGCATATGATAGTATGTCTGAATGGGCTGGACAAAATTTAACTGAAACTGAAAAACAGGCTTACAATACTGCGGTGAACAGCAAAGATTTAGAAGCTGTGAAGTTAGCAGTAGTAGGACTTAAAGCAAGATATGCACAATCAACAGGAAGTGAACCTCAATTAGTTGAAGGTAAAGCATCTCCTAGTGGTGAACAAGGTTTTGCATCTTGGGCTCAAGTGACACAAGCGATGTCCGACCCTAGATATGCTAAAGACCCTGCTTATCAAGCTGAAGTAAAAAATAAACTAGCTAACAGTAAAATCTAATAGAGGATAATACAATGGCGAAAAAGAAAAAAAAGAAAAAAGATAAGAAGAAGAAAAAGAACAAAAAGAAAAAGAGGTAGTATATGTTTTTATACGCTTTAAAGAAAAAGTATGAAGCAGAGATTGCTGAACATACTTCGGTTGTTGATACTTACTTAAAAAATCCAGTAGGTATTCCTGACCACGACAATATTCTTGAAACAGTTAAAAATAGATATGATAAATTAACTCTATCTACTTTAGCGTTAAAGAATATAAATGACCTTCTTGATAAGGCTCAAGAAGCTGAGAAGAAAAATAAAAAATAAAAGGAAAGAAAAAATAAGATGTGTTTTGTTAGCCCTGAAAATAAGTCACTAAGTGTAGCTAAAAAATCTATAAACGATTTTC